CCTCCTTCTGGTGGAAGCGCAGCGGCAAGCCGTCTCAGGCCGAGGCGGACAAGGGTGAGTTTGCCCGCTCCATCCTGGAGAAGATCAGCACGGACCAGGGTGAAGGCGAGGGCTCCGATGACTGATGCCCCCCTCATCGTCTTCGGAGGCATCTGCCTCATCGCGTTCGGCGTGGTCGCCTTCATGGTGTTCCGGGCTGTCTTCCAGGAGATCGGCTCCATGCGCGGGGACATCAAAGGCATCATGCAGGCACTCGCCCAGATTGCCGAGTTCCAGGGCAACCTCATCGACGAGATGCCCGAGAAGCACGGCGAGCGCCTCGTGAAGGTCGAGAAGTGGATCGAAGGCCGCGAAGCCCTGGCCAGACACATCATGGCGCAATCCCAGCACCGCAGAGGCGGCGAAGGTGGCCTGCAATGACTCTCACCACCCCGCTCACCCGCGAAGCCCAGGCCGCCCGCGATCTTCTGGCCGCACACAAGGACATCATCGGCGAGGATGAAGCCTTCGCCATGGATGTGGTCGAGGGGCAGACGAGCCTCGTCGAGGTGGTCAATCAGCTCCTTGCCGAAGAGGCCGAGGACGACGCCCATATCGAAGCGATCCGCATCCAGATCGACAAGCTGAGCAAGCGGGCGCTGAACATCAACGCCCGTATCGAGCGGCGTCGCGGCGCGTTGACCACCGCGCTGCAGACGGCGGGGCTGAAGACCCTGCGCTGCGCCTTCGCCACCGTCAGCCTGCGCGCCACGCCGCAGAAGGCCATCGTCACCAGCGAGGAGCGCATCCCGGATGAGTTCCTCGTCCCGCGCGATCCGACGATCGACCGCAAGGCTCTCCTCGCCGCGCTGAAGGAAGGCCGCAAGATCCCCGGCGCCGAGCTGAGCAATGGCGGCGTCAGCATCTCCATCAGGACAACGTGAGGCTGAGATGGGCGAATTTCTCGACATGCTGACGGCCCCTCCGAAGGGCCTGCGCCGCACCCCTCAGTATCGCCCCGCCATCGGCGAGAAGTGCCGCGTATCGGGGCCGAACTGCGACGACGACAACGGCTACACCTGGATCGAGGCCACCCTGCTCTGGGCGAACGATGTGTTCGTGCTCTACGGCCAAGAGGGCTATTGGCCGAACCTGCACAAGTGGGAGCACACGCTTTTCGAGCCGCTGGTGGCGGAATCCAAATGCGCTTGCGGAAACAAATACGCAGTGCCCCGTACAGACGCTTCCCCAATCTGCTTCGACTGCGATCCCGATCTGGAGCGCCGCGCCGCCCTTCTGTGGCGGGAAGAGAACCCAGATGAAAGCGTCTTCGCCGTCACCTGGGAGCGCAAGTTGGAATACGCCCTCCGCGTCCTGAATGGAGCCACCCCATGACCGCAGTCGCCCTACACGACCCCAGCACCCAGCCGCAGCGCAATCTGTCCGTCATCGCCGCCATGGCTGGCGACTATGGCATGCGCGCCGACGCCTTCGAGGCCACCCTGCGCGCCACCATCGTGCCGAAAGCCTGCACCCGCGAGGAGTTCGCGGCCTTCATCCTGGTGGCCAAGCAGTACCACCTCAACCCGATCACGCGGGAAATCTACGCCATCCCGAAGAAAGGCGGCGGCATCCAGCCCGTGGTCGGCGTCGATGGCTGGTACTCCATCATGAATAGCCATCCCCAGTTCGACGGCATCGAGTTCGACGACCATTTCGACGGTGACAGGCTCGTCGCCATCACCTGCCGCGTCTATCGCAAGGACCGCTCGCGCCACATCGCGGTGCGGGAATTGCTGGCGGAATGCAAGCAGGGCACCGAGCCCTGGTCGAAATGGCCTTACCGGATGCTCCGGCACAAGGCGGCCATCCAGGCGGCGCGCGCGGCTTTCGGCTTCTCCGGCATCGTCGATCCTGACGAGGCGGACCGCTTCAAGGCGGAACCGGATCAGCAGCGGCCTGCGCAGCGCAGACCCCCGTCGCGGCAGTTGCAAACGGTCGAGCTGGTCGCCAACGAACCCATCATCGACGACGAAATCCCCGACTTCAGCGCGGCGGGTCAAGCCTCACCCGCCTCTGAAGCGCCAGCGGCCGATGCTGGCGAGCCCGCATCTTCGCCTCCGACGGGAGATGCGGGCAATCCCAGTTCTGAGGCTGAGCAAATGTCCCCCGTGGAAGAAGCCCGTCAGGCGGGACGAGAGGCTTGTGAAGCCGGCATCGACTTCAAGGACATCCCGGCGAAATACACGAAGTACACCAGCTACAGGAAGGCGTGGGAGCAGGGGTATCAGGACTTTGCAGCGGAGGCTGGAGCGTGATCGCTCGCGCCATCAACAAAGGGACAGCAGCATGAATTTCGTCACGCGTATCACGGCTGTCGCGCTCATCAGCGCGTTCGCGCTTGCCGGCTGCGAGAAGCCAGCGGATGTCGCCTCGCGCAATATCTCTCAAGCCGCCGACAACTTCCAAATCAATCGCCGCATCGTTTTCTACAACGGCGTCACCGACACATACATGCTGACCGTCGAGGGGCTGTGTTCACTCGGCAATTTCGACAAGGCGCGCGAGCTGACGGTCACCTGCAAGACCGGGGTCGATAGCTACAAAAAACACTTCCTCGGCCTATCCGACAACGTGACGTTCTTCGCTGAGCAGATCGAAGACGCGAAGGTTTCGACCTACCATTACAAGGTGATTTTCCGGCCGCAAACCATCGTCCCCGACTTCCGTCTGGACGTGCAGTGATGGCCAAATATCGCAAGAAGCCTGTGGTGATTGAGGCCTTCCAATTCACGGGGCCATTCTGCGGAGATGGTATTCCGCAGTGGTACACAGATGCATTCACGAGCAATGGCATCATCGGGCGCACATTTGATGCCGGAGGCCGCAAGACGGACTACGTCGAGATCCAGACGCTTGAAGGCGTGATGCGTGCCGACAAAGGCGACTGGATCATCCGGGGCATCAAGGGCGAGATCTACCCCTGCAAGGACGACATCTTCCGCGCGACCTATGAGGCCGTGGAATGACCACCCGCATTGCCAAAGCCAAGCTGAAAGACGGCCAGCTCATCGTGGAGACGGAAGGCCATGACAAGGACACCGAGCGCCACTCCGTCGTGAAGTGCGCCCAGGACAAGCTCCATGCCGAGCTGATGGAGGCGTTCGCGGCGCTGTCGCCCAGCGTCCGGGAAATCCTGGAATGGCCGAGCCGCCTGTATTGGGAGGCATTCGGGAACGAGATCGAGATGCAGGAGCGCGACCGCATCCGCGTCACCGGCGTCTCCTGGTCCTACAGCGACACCACGGATGTGGAAGGCGCCTGCATCGTCTTCCAGGTCGATCTGGAGAACTGCACATCCCCATTCTGTGGAACCACGCCCCATCTGCCCTTCGACCAATATTCCGAGGATGGCAATCAGCCCGTCATGCCCGATGGCGCACAGGATGCGCTGAACAGGCTGAAGGGGGAGGTTGCCGCGTTCCTGGATGGCAAGCGGGCGCAGGGGGATTTGTTCCAGCGTATGCCATCAGGCGTCGCGCGCGATGAGTATCACGACGCGCTGGTAGCGGAAGCGAAGGAGCTTCTGCGCGACGGCACCTGCACTATTGAGGTGCGGCCATGAGCCGGGCCGGATACTGCGACGAGATTGAGGACCAGTGGCAGCTCATCTGCTGGCGCGGTGCTGTCGCCAGCGGCATTCGCGGCAAGCGCGGACAGGCTTTCCTGCGCGAGATGCTCACCGCCATGGACGCCATGCCCGAGAAGAAGCTCGTCGCCCATGAATTGGAAATGGACGGGCAGGTTTGCGCCATCGGCTCCGTCGGCAGGGTGCGCGGCGTTGATATGAGCCAGATCGACCCGGAGAACTACGGCAAGGTCGCCGACACATTCGGGATCAGCGAGGCGCTCGCCCGCGAGATCGTCTACGAGAACGACGAGGGCGGTTGGGGCAATACGCCTGAGGAACGCTTCCAGCGCATGCGCGCGTGGATCGTGAGCAACCTCCGTGACGAGGCGAAGAAGTCATGACTCTCCTCGCCCTCGACCTCGGCACCAAGCTTGGCTGGGCGGTTGCCTTCGGCCCCGGCGACATTCTCTCCGGGACCATCGACTTCAAGGTCAAGAAGTACGAGGGCGGCGGCATGATGTGGGTCCGGTTTCGGACGTGGCTGAACGAGATGGCCGACAGGCACGGTCCGATAGAGCAGGTCTGCTTTGAAGCCGTCCGGCGGCACATCGGAACCGATGCCGCGCACATCTATGGCGGCTTCCTGTCCCACCTCACCGCATGGTGCGAGAAGCGCGGCATCCCTTACGAGGGAATCGCGGTTGCGACGATCAAGAAGCACGCCACAGGCAAAGGCAATGCGGGCAAGCCGCAGGTGTTCGCGGCGATGGAGGCCAAAGGCTTCTCTCCGGTGGACGACAATGAAAGCGACGCGCTTGCCTTGCTGCATTGCGTGATGGGGGAAAGGAAAGCGGCGTGAGGGAACGGCCTATCCTCTTCTCCGGCCCGATGGTCCGCGCGCTCCTCGACGGGAACAAGACGCAGACGCGGCGGATAATGAAACCGCAGCCGAAAGTGCTGAAGAACGGGACTTGGTACGCTCCTTACGCGGCTGAGCCCACGAAGTGGTGCTACCTTCTGGGTGATCGCCAACATGGCTGGGCGAAGTGCCCTTATGGCTCGGCTGGAACCGAACTCTGGGTGCGCGAGACCTTCGCCGAAGTCGGCGGCTGCGATCCTGGCTTGCCTGTCTATCGCGCCAACTATCCGGCTTGCGTGCCGCGCGAATATCAGAACGTCCCGCCGGCTGACGAAGTGCGCTGGCGGCCGTCGATCCATATGCCGCGCCGCCTTTCCCGCATCAGCCTGCTGATCACCGATGTTCGCGTTCAGCGCCTCCAGGACATCAGCGAGGAAGATGCGAAGGCGGAGGGCGTGGAGCCGTTGAAGAGCGGGCGCGGCTATTATTCCGTTGAGCACGGAAGGGTGGCTGTGCGTTTCGGCATCTATCACGATTTCGCCAAGGAGGCGTTTGCCGAACTTTGGTCGCACATCAACGGCGCTGATTCCTGGGACGCCAACCCCTGGGTTTGGGCGATCAGCTTCAGCGTCGAGAGCCGCTGATGACCCGCCGCTCCCCCACCCTCTCGGAACGCTGTGCCTCCGCTCTTCTGGATCTCCAGATATTGCGCGGCGCTCCCATAGACCGGGAGACAGCCAAATCCATGACGGCGCGGGAGATCATATCCATGTTCCACGCCGATCATGATGCCGGCTACGCCTGCCATGGAGCGGGGAACCATCCGACGGTGATCACCATGAGGCTGATCGCGGAACATGAGGACAAGACCCGCCGTATCGACGCGCCCCGCATCGCCAAGGGCAAGCGGCTGTCCAAGGCGCAGGCAGCACATTGCGCCGTGGTGGCGGCGAAGGTGGGGATGATCGCGGAGGGCGAGGCGAGGGGGCGGAAGGTTCGGACGATCAGAAGCGGCCCGCTGCCATGTGGGAAGGCCAGCAAGTGGAAGAAGCCGATGAATGGCAAGGCAATTCGGAGAGTAAAATAATGGGATACAGCACTGGCTTTACGGGCGAGCTGAAGTTCACCCGCGAGATCACCATCGACGAACTTCGCGTCGTCAGGGAGATCCTGGGGCAGGAGACTGATGCCGAGAAGCTTGCCGCCGCGACCGGCTATCAGCCGAAACCTGATGACCGATACAGTTGGATCGATCTGGAGGTGACCGAAGATTTCACCGGCATCAAATGGAATGGCAACGAGAAAACCTACTACATGATCACGTCGCTGAACGTGGTCCTCCACGCCATCAAGCAGAAGATCCCCGATCTCTCCCTGACGGGCGGCATGTTCGCCCAGGGTGAGGAGGTCGGCGACGTCTGGGGCATCGAGATGAAGGAGGGCGTTGCCGTCCATGTGGATGTGATGAAGCCCCCGATGACGAAGTGCCCGCACTGCCGTGAGTGGTTCAAAACCTCGGACGCAGAGAGCCGGGGCTGACATGACCACGATTCTCGACCGTCTGCGCACCCACGCTCGCGCCAATAGCGGGCAATTCGAGGTCTGCCTCTCCATCGCCGAGATCCGCGAAATCGTCAGGGCGCTTGAGCCTGCTTGGCAGCCCATCGACAGCGCGCCGAAGGACATGTCCGTCCTCGTCTATTGCGCTCACCTGGAACGGCCGGTGGTGGCCACGCAAATGACAGCCTTGGAAGACGGAGTGGTTGACTGGGTTTATGCCCGGCGCGCCAGCCTTGAGGATCCAGTCGCATTCATTGCGCGCAAGCCCACCCACTGGATGCCGTTGCCATCTCCGCCGCCTCCGCTCTCCTCCCCCTCCGAGGTCGCCGCCTTCATCGACAGCATGGACGGTGGGACGAAGAGGATTGAGGGATAGCATGACGCAGACCGGCACATACACGCCAGCGATCATGAGACGCTTCCGGGCGCTAAGCCTGGTGCCTCAGGAGGTCGTCATCTACCGCACGTTCACTGGCGTGTATTTCCTGATCCGCGACAACGAGGTTGTCTATTGCGGCCAGGCGTTGAACGTAGTGCGCCGGATCGGCGAGCACGCGGTCCGTAAAGTCTTCGATCGCGCGCTGGCTGTAGAGGTGCCTGAAGAATTGCTCGGCATGGTCGAATTCGCTTTCAGCCGCGTCATTCGGCCGGTGCTCAACGTCGAGATGCCCGTGATCAGCAGGCTGGCGGCCGAGTGGGAAGAGGCATTCGTTTCGCGACACCTCGAAGCCTGGGGCGAGATAGCTGCGGTCTTTGTTCGACGGCCAGCCGCCGAGATGTTGCAGCAGAAACGGGTGAATGCCGTCGAGCAGTCGCTCGGCCGCCAACGGATGCTCGAGGGCATCACGGCAAAGGACATCGACGCTCTGCTCGCTGAATATGGGCAACGGTTGCTGTTTCGCGTCCGGGAGGTGGCCAAGTTCTGGGGCGTCGAACAAGACGCCATCATGCTGCGCGCCAAGAACGGAGCGCTACCAACCTACAAATTGAGCGAGCGTTCGCCCCACCACATGATCAAGCGCGAAGATCTGGAGCGCTGGGCGCAGGATCTGCGCGCGAATGAAATGGTTCAGATCGTTAGTTGAGTGAGTAAGCCTATGAGTGAACAGGCATCGGCCGAAAGGCGCGCCCACTATGAGAGGATAGCGGGGAAAGCACCTAAACGGGGCTTGACGGCTCATGAAGCCGCCGAACACTGCGGCATGTCGGTCTCTGGGTTTCAGTCCTGGTTGAAGCGCACTGGCGTGCAATGCCGCATCCCCGGCTCCACGCGCTACGACCTGAAGAAGCTGGATGCCGAGCTTGATCGGCTCACAGGGCTGTCGGCACCAGCCGTGCCGGAGCGCGAGTTGACGCCCTACGAGGCGTGGAAAGCGAAGCGCGATGCAAGTGCGGCTCAAGCACGTTAACAAGGTCCGCAAGAAGCTCGCGGACGGCACCTGGCGCATCCATTACTATCACCGCCTCACAGGCAAGCGCATCGAGGGCGAGCCGGGCACGCTCGAATTCCAGGTGTCTTACGACAAAGCCGCCAAGCGCGCCAAGGCGCAGGCGGAGATGTTCGCCGATGCCGTCGCCGAGTATTTCGGCTCGCAGTCCTTCAAATCGCTCGGCGATCGGACCAAGAAAGACTATCTGAAGCATCGCAAGACCATCGAGGATGGCTGGGCCGATCTGCCGCTCGCCGCGCTCGACGACAAGCTGATCCGGCGCGACATCAAGAAGTGGCACTCCCAGCTCGTCGAGACGATCGGGCCACGCCAGGCGGACCTGACGCGGGCGACCATGAGCGTGGTGGTCAGCTATGCCGTGGACTCATCGCTCCTCAGCGCGAACTATCTGCTCGGCCTCGCCAAGGCCTACAAGGCAGATCGCTCCGACGCGATCTGGACCATAGAAGACGTGAACGCCTGCATGGCGGAGGCGAACCGGCCGATGCGCCTGGCGCTGATCATGGCGCTCCACCTCGGCCGCCGCGAAGGCGACCTCATCCGCATTGCCTGGGCCGATTACGACGGCGAGCGGATCATGGTCACGAACCGCAAGGGCGGTCGCAAAATCCGTTTTCCAGCGCGCTGCACGCGCATGCTGAAAGAGACACTCGACGCCGCCAAACTCGCCCTGGGACGCATCCCGCATAAGGACGAGCCGATCCTGACGACCGTCACAGGCCAGCCCTGGGTGGAGAGTCATTTCAGCACGAAGTTCAGCGCCACGAAGAACCGCGCCGGCCTTTCGCACCTGCATTTCCACGACCTGCGCGGTACTGCCATCACGGTGCTTGCCGAGAACGGATGCACCAATGCGCAGATCGCTTCCATCACCGGCCACTCGATGAAGCACATCGAGAAAATCATCGATACCTATATGGCACGCACCCGCGCTCTGAATGACGAGGCCGTCGAAAAAATGGAGCGATCATGGATTGCGTCGATCGGCACAATCGATTAGAAACTGCAAACCGAACTGCAAACCATGGCAGTAGGGCAAAACGAGAACATTTTTTCTCGCAAGTAAATCAGTAGCTTAAGTACGACGGAGCGGTGGCCGAGAGGCTGAAGGCGGCGGTTTGCTAAACCGACGCAAGCGCTAAGCAAATCAAGAGCTTAGCTGCAAACCGCCAGTTATCCCACCTCAGTAAAATCAAGCACTTACAAGGCGAGTGCAAACCGTTTTTGGGCGATTTTTCGGCCCGAAACCTCACTCCTCCCACCCCTCCGGCGCGACCCTCATCGCCTCAGGCCCCCGCTTCGGCATCGGCGGGGATGTCGGCCGTGTGGCCGGAGAAGGTCGCGGCGGGATCACGTGTCATCGCCGGATGGTGGCATAAGAACAAACGATGAACAATGCTCCGCGAACAAAAGTGGAGCAACAGTCAACTTTTCCCTTTTCAAAACGGAATTGTTTACTTATAGTCCACTTCACGGGGAGAGAGTTGAGCGCATCACTACCAAGTAACTCTCCTGATTAATCACAGATTTCGTCTTCGGCGACCCCATAAAGGCGCCGCTTGGGAAGCCCTCGGAGCCCTCGCCCCCGTCTATCCACCGAGGGCTTCCCTTTTTCTGAGTTTGCCCGGCATTGGATCGCTCCCCGGGCAATTTGAGAGATCCGTGCCGATCATGGCGATCGCGGGGTCGGGTCTCTCGGCGGTCCAGCGCCACCTGCTCCCTGGCCTGGGCCGCCCTTCTCATCAGGGAGGGCATTTGCATCAATCTTACTTAGAGGGACTTCCCAATGAAGAAATCCATCGTTCTCGCATCCGTCGTCATCGCGCTGGGGGGGGTATCCGCCTTCGCTGAGACGAAGTTCCAGCCGATGCCGCATAGCACGACCGTCGTCGTGTCGGAGGGCACCACGCAGGACCAGGTCGACGCCACGGTGCGCGCCAACAACGCGGCGGGCAAGGCGAGCTATGAGGCCGTCGCCAAGGCGGGCGGCTGCAATGCCGATGTCGTCCCGACCACCATCACCGCCTATTGCTGGGCGCATGGCGAGGACGCCAATCCCACGGGCGGGCCTGTCGGGGCGTCCCAGGGCGGATCTGAATAACCCGAGAGAGGGTGAGGGGCGGCGGACCGATCTGGGGACTGACGCCGCCCCGGTTTACTGGAGAGGCAGCATGAGCGAAAAGACGCTGGGGCAGATCAACTACGAGGGCGGATCGACCTTCCTCGCCTCGGAATATCTCGAAGACGCCACGCCCTGGGAGAACGAATTGCCGGGCGTCAAAGGAATGTGGGAAGCCGGCGCGGCTGCCGTTTGCGCTCGCGCCCTCGAGGAGGTGGAGCATTATCTCTCCTCCGAGATCAAGGGCATCACCCTTGGCCCGGCCCTTGAAGGCAAGCTCACGGAGCAGGAGGCGCTCGCCCTCGTGAATGCCTCGAGGCAATGCCTGTTGGCTGGCATCCGCTCCCTCAAATCCCACGCGCCGACGTCATGACCTCCGCCGATCTCATCGCCATCGGCATCTTCTGGATCGGGCTCTGCCTTGCGGCCGCCTGGTTCTTCTGCCGGCAGGCGCGATGGGCGAAGCGGATGGAAGCTGAACTCACCGACACCACTGGCGGGAAACAGGGGCACCCCGATGTCCCTGCGGATGAAACGGCGGCGCGGGCCAGTGGCCATAACGACCGCGCCGCCTGATCGGGCGATCTCAGAGCAAGGAGGCTGGGCCATGCGAGGTCCCTATAGCGGCAATCCCTATCTGGCCATCGACAAGACCGAAGAATGGCAGCGGGGATGGCGCGAGCTGACAGCGAAAGTCGCATCGTTGCGCCAAGTCCAGGACGAACTGCGCATCACGAAGACGCAGATGATGGTGCTGATCCTGCTCCACGGCGAGCACACCAACAAGGGCGCGGCGCGTGTGATGGGGCTCTCGTCCTGGACCGTCGAGATTCACCGAGGCGCACTGATTGAGCGCATGGGGTGCAGAACGCTCGTCGGAGCGGTGCTGAAATTCGAGCGCGCCATGGTCGCCGCGGGAATGGAACTTCCGGCGATCGAAGCGAACGCAGCCTGATCACACAAGAGAGAGGCCGTCATGCAATTGACCATGGTCCCCGCCGCTGCCCCGCAGCACCTTGACAGAGGCAAGTGGCACAACCCGCTGATCTCCATCGTCGTCACGCATCACGACTATTCCGACCACCTCCCCGACGCGCTGCTGTCGCTGCTCGACCAGACCCATCAGAATTGGGAATGCGTCGTGGTCGATGACGGTTCCGATGACGGCCATCGCTTGGCAGCAGAAACCATCGTGATGAAGATGAAGGAGCCGCGCATCCGCTTCATCGCCCGGGAGAACGGCGGACAGATCCCAGCCTTCTTCACCGGGCTCGACGCCACCACCGGCGAGTTCGTCTGCCTGTTGGACCCCGACGACCGCTATGACGAGACCTTCCTTGCCGAGATGGCCGATGCCCACCTGGGCGAAGCCGTCTTCACCCCCATCGCCTGCTGCGAGCAGCGGATCGTCCATAACGGCACCCAGATCACCGGCGTCTACAGCACGCTGCCGATCGAGTTCCTGGAGAAGGACGCGCGCACCGGCCGCGCGGTGGTGCCGCCGACCGTCGTGCATCAGACGCTCTGGATCGGGCCCCATGTCGAAGGCTGGCATTGGACTTCCACCAGCGCGATGATGTTCCGGCGCGCGGCGCTCGACGTCATGCGCCCGCATCGCGAGCTGGGCTATCGGGGCTCGGCGGATTCATACCTCGCCCAGGGTGCCCATGTGCTCGGCGGCACGCTGCGCCTTACCCGGCCTCTCATCTACCGCGTCGCCCATGCCGACAACGCCTGGCTCTCCGATGGCATCTGGGCATCGACCCAGAACAAGCGCAAGCCGGGAGGGTCGGAGGAAAGCCGCAGATGCCTTGTCGATGTGATCGAGGCCATCAAGGCCAATGGCGCCGATCACCAGCTCCGCAAAGCGGAGAAGGGCAAGCCGTTGACGCGCTGGAAGCGGTCGATCGTCAAGCGCTGGCGCAAGCTGACGGGCACCCGCCATGGATGACGACGACTACAAGCTCTGGATCGCGGTCTATCTGGTGGTGGCGATCACGGCCGGAGGTGCATTTCTGGCGTGGCTGGGATGGAAGTGATGGTGAGCAGATTGAAACACTGGATGGATCTTCCCGGCGAAGCCGAAAGCCAATCGACAGATCTGATGTTCGTCATCTGGTCTCATGAGCACTGCCGCTTCTGGGCACCGCACAGCCGGGGCTATACCTGGATTCTGTCGCATGCCGGCCGCTACACGCGCGCTGAGGCGGAGAGGATCTGCCGCAATGCGAACGAGCATCAGCCCGCAGACGAAGAGCCCAACGAGACGATGCTGCTGGCGCCGGAGTGCCTCGCCGTGGCGGCCGTCAATAGGGCGGGAGGGGGAGAATAGGAATGTCCGATTTCGGATTACTGGCGGGCGTGGCTCTTATTGTCTTCGCGGTTGTCGCGCCGCTCTCATATTGCACCGTCCAGCGTGATGGCCCGACATCCGTCAATGACCTCCACCTTGCTTGCATCAACGCGAAAGGCGAGTGGAAGGCGGATGGGTGGGGGCCTTACGTCTGCCATTTCCCGAAGGCGACGGGAGGAGAGTGATGCTATCGAAGCCGCCGCACGGAAGCCCCTGCAACAATTGCGGCGGTTGCTGCGTCGATCGCAGATGCCCGCTGGGTCAGATTGTGTTCGGCCCCGGCAGCGATTGCCCCGCGCTTGAGGTGAAGCTCCCAGGCTTCGTTTGTGGTCTCGTGCAGAACCCGGCCCGATATGCCCCTCGCGTTGTGGCAAAACATGGTGCCGAAACTGCATCTCGTGCTGCGGCCCTAATCATCGGAGCTGGTATGGGATGTGACGCGCTTCTCGAAGGCGAACGGCCGAACCAAGAATGGCGCGCATGGGCTATGCAGACGCTGGACCGCAAGCAGGGCGAACGCGCTGCAACAATCTGGCGTGGTCGGCGTTAGGCCAGCAATATAAAGAATCTCGATATTGCCTCACCGCCTCTCCCTCAGAAACGCCACCAGCCTGACGACGCCGAGCACCAGCCCCACCGCAAGGGTCAGCGTCGTCAGCACCTGATTCACATCCCCAAGCCATGAGGCCCAGGCCGGTGAGGAGACGGTGCCCGCGATGACGGCGGTATCTGTCAGGGCCTTATGATCCAAATGCATTGCCTCCTCACTTCTTGCACAGCGCATCCCAGGCCGCGTTATGCTCGCGCGCCTGCTGGATGGTGCCGGGGGTATCTTTCCTGCTGTAGTGGATGGGGACAAACCCCCGGCAGGACGTGTCAGTCACGGCGATAGGGGTCGTCGTCGCGCATGCTGGTAGCAGCAGCGGCGCGGCGAGCGGCAAGAGCCTTGTCCACCCTCGCATTGGTCTCCTCCAGGGATTTGAGCGTAGCTTCGGCGCGGCCGGCCGCCTTGATCTCGGCATCCCTCTGGCGGTCCCGGACATAGCCCAGGACCGCCGAGAAGACCGCGGCGAAGAACGCCTTGAGGATGGACATCACACGCCCGTCTTGGGCGGATCAGCAGGGCGGCCAGACTGCCACGCGGCCCACCAGATCACGCCGCCGATCGACAGCACGCTGCCAATCACGGTCGTGGCCATGTCCTCGGTGATCCAGCCACGCTGCACGAGGGCGCCGGCGCCAATCTGCAGGATGATGCGCACGAGCTGCTGTACGGTGTCCCAGGTCATGGGAGACTCCTTGTCATCAGGTTTTGATTGAGAGGGCGGCCAATGAAGCCGCCCCCGAATTGGTCAGCCGTGCGCCTCGACGTTCTGCGCCAATGCCGAGCGCAGCCGGTAGCCTTCCAGCGCCCAGATCTTGTTGCGGGCGTTATCGAAGGCGATCTTGCGGCCGATCTCCTCGTTGAAATTCTCAGGCGAAGCGCAGGCGGATTCACCCACCACCTGGAAGCCGTTCTTCAGCGACAGCGCGCAGACAGTCAGCGTCGTGCCGGGAAAGACGTGGTAGTCGCAGGTGACGATCGTATCGTCGATCATCTGCGGGGTGATGCGTGCAGCGGTCAGGCCCTTGGCCTGGATCTCGTGCTCGATCGCCTGTTCGTTCGGTGTCATGCTTTCTTCCTCTTCGGGATTGTGGCCATCCGGCCGGGTTTTCCGTCGTCGCGACGGAATTTGCGAAATTGCGAAAATCGGGAAATAAGCGCGCTACAGCCGCGCCGCCTGGCAATGCATGTGGTCGTAGTCACGCGCCCGTCCCAAGCTGACCCAACCCTCGCTCTCCCAGATCTGCCAGAACGTCCGGCAGTCGGGCAAAGCCAGCCGAGCCTTCGTGCGGTCCCAGCGAAGCTGATTGCGGGCGGGGTCGAAGTCGATGGCGATGCCCCAGCTATGCATGCTCCACGACGAGCCGCCCCGCATCTTCCGGACGTTGAGGCAGCCGCCGAACAGGTCGATGCCAGTCAGCCGGCGCGCCTCGGCGTCATAGGCATCCGCGATGCGCTGGAAGCACCGCAGCGCGCTGTCATGCACCTTCTCGTGGATGGAGAACCGCTTCACCGGCTGGCGCAGATCCCAGGCCAAGCGCATGGGGTATGGCAACTCCAGCATGGTCTGGTGCTTGCCGACCTCGCCAAAAAAAGAGGCCACGTCCTTCTGGCGTGGCCACATCTGTTCGTGCTGTGTCCGGCCGGGATCGTCCGGCGGATCGACATCGCGCTCCGGGATCGGCGCGGGGAACATCTCCGCCCGCGTCTTCGGCCCGGCGATGCCGTCCGCCGTCAGCCCGTGCACGCGCTGGAAGGCTCGGATCGCGGCGACGGTCGTCTTGCCGCTGATGCCGTCCACGGCGCCGGCGTAGATGCCAAGCTCCGCCAGTCGCCGCTGAATGTCAGTGACGGTCATGATGTCCTCGGATGATGTTGATGTCTTATCCGTAGCTCGCGCAGCAGCAGGGATCCGGGCCGCCTATGCGGCGTTGATCTGCGCGCGCACGGGTTCCGGCGATTTGGCTAAGCGCCAGGTCATCAATAATATTCCTCAACGATAATGATGCCCGCCGCGCCCGCGCCGCCTGCTGCGCCGCCTGCTGCGCCGCCTGCTCCAGCCGCTCCTACGGTGTAAGATATGGCAGTAGGCGCGCTGACGAAAAATTCGACATATTCACCAGCGCCGCCACCGCCGCCTGATGTGCCGGCGTTTGCCCCGCTGCCGCCGCCCGAGCCTGTATTGGCCACCGCTGCGCCACCGGCGGCGGTATTGCCGCCTGTGCCTGCGCCGCCAAAAACGCTTGAACCGCCATTGCCGCCGCCGCCCGCGCCGCTTATGCCACCGCTACCGCCACCGCCGGGAAACCGCGCAATTAGCGTTCCCGTGCCATCAACGCCGCCTGTTCCGCCTGCTGACGTGGCAAGCGCGCCGGTCACGCCGCCAGCGCCATTGACGGCCGTCCAGGATGCAAAACTTGTAGTGCCGCCTGCTGTGCCGTTGTTGGTGTTCGCCGCTGCGCCGCCGCCGCCGCCGCCGACCATGCGGACGCGGATAAAGCGCACCAGCGCGGCTGGCGTATATGTCCCCGATCCAGAAGTGAACCGCTGCACCGTGGGTGGCGTCACCGCGATCACGTAACGCCACGCCACATACCATTGCGCACCGTTGGAATAGACCGCGATGACCTGGTTGTGCTCGATGATCGCAAGCGATGTGGACACGCCGTCGATGGTCTGCGAGCCGTTCGGGTCGATGATCATGCTATTGGCGCTGGCGGTCTTTTTGAAGACGAAGCCCTTGCCGTTGCCCACTGATGCCGCATCCGGGAGATCGAACTCGATATTGCCGCCCGTGGTATCGGCTTCATAGGCTTTGCCGACATCGTTCACCGTCAGCGCGACAGGCGAGGCTGATGATGTGACCTGCGTCCAGGCCAGGAGCGGCGGCGCGAACGCGGCCGACGATGCCTCCGTCACCGCCTTGGGCAGGTTGTCATAGGTCTGCAGGGTGACATCGGCCGATGTCTTGATCACCACCCTCCAGTCGAAGGTGTCGTCCACATAGATCAGAGGCACGAAGCCGCCGGCATCGCAGGTGACATAGGGGGTGGCGTGCGCGATCGTCGCGCCGTCATCGGTCCAAACGGTCAGTGGTGTGGTGGTGTTCTCCCGGTAGTGATAGATCCGCGCGCCTGACTGAGGCACGCCGGAATTGTTGGTGATCTGGCGGCCGGAGAGAAACGACAGGATCGTGGACATTCTTCACCCAATAAAAAACCCCGCTCGGGGCGGGGTCAGTTTTCAAGTCTGATGCTGGTCGGCTATTCGCGGGGCGGCTGCTCGCGCAGGAGATCCCGCCATCTCTTCAGACGCTTCTTTCCGGTTTCGGTCTGCTCCCGGCAATCCATGATGTTGATCGCCGAAGCGAGCGCGCTTTCCAGCGCCAGGACATGCGTGAAGCGGGCGGAGCGAGGGGCATCGGCCCAGCGGCGTGCGCGATTTGGCATCATCCGTTCTCCGGCAGGACGATCGCGCGCAGCACCACGAGATGCTGTTCAAGCTGGCGGACCAGGAATTCCCGTCCCATCTCGAAGCCGATGCCCTCGACGGTGGCGTCCAATCCCTGCTTGATGCCTTCGATGTCGCTCAGCAGGTTGTCGAGTTTCTCATCACGTTCCAGCTTCGCCCTTTGCAGGTCTTCCACCAGGAAGATTTTGGCCTGAGGCTTCTTCATCGCTGCCTCCCTCACGCCGCCCATTTGAGCAGGTTGCGAAGGGCGACGCTCAGTTCGCTCGACACGCCGCGCAGTCCATGCACCGCGTTGCTGTCCAGGGTGACGGTCTGGCCGGGCACGACAGGGATCGCGTCGATTTTCTGGCGAAGCTCGGTGACGAGGCCGAGGATGTAGGCATTGCAGTTCGCCGCCGGATTGCTGGCGAGAACGGGCTGATTTATAAGGGCCGGAGCCATGGTGATACCTCTCGGAAGGTGGATCTATGGTCAGGCTTGGCGGGGGAGTTCCAGTCCCCTGTCAGGCCGACTTGTGTAAGTTACATTCCTCGCTTAAGCCGTCAAGCGTTTATTGTGTAACTTGCCGAACTTTGTTAGCTTCGCCCGCATGAGCGAATTGAAATCCCTTCGTCTGCAAATGGTCATCACGCCTTCGCAGGTCGCGCGCATCGATCAATGGCGCGGCAGAGAGCCCGGCGTGCCGTCACGTTCCGAAGCCATCCGCCAGCTTGTCGAGTTTGCGCTCCACTGGAAGGAGCTTGAGGCCGAAGGCAAGCGCCAGAAGGAAAAGGCATGATGTCCGGATGGCTATCCATCAACACTGCTCCAAAGGATGGCACCCACATCCTCGCGCTCTGCGAATATAACGACGGCGAGCGTCAGCAGCACGTCATTGCCTGGATCACAGGCCATTGGCGCACCACGGCGGCCCATCTGATCGTGGAATGCTTTGATGCCGATCCCGATGACGCCATGACCGTGCTCGCATGGCAGACGCTTCCTGCCGATGACTTCGGGCGCCGCGCGGCCTAAGGCCCGTAAGGCTCTCCCGCCCCCGCATTATGCTCCTCCACCGCCTGGATGAAGGCGGCGAGCTGGGCATCGAAATCATCGCCTCCCCGCGTCTGCCGGGCGAGCGCCTGTTGCCGTGCCATGAACTGCGGATTGCCGGGTGTCGCCGGCATGGTGCCTTCCTCCGGGCCATGCAGCATGGTGTCCGGCCGAGCATTCTCCTCCGCCGCCATGTTGCCGATGTCATAGGCGGTAAGCGCCGCTGCTGCAGGCGGAAGGGCGCGGGCGGCGACACGGCCAAGCGGCGTCTTGCTGATGGCATCCATCGCATAAGGGGCGAGCTTGGAAATGCCGTAAGTCGTGCCTGCTGCCGCTCCGCCTGCCAATGCGCCGCGCCCAGTTGCTTCTGCTGGCGTCGCCCCCGCCGCTTCGGCTTCGCTCGATGCGGCGTCATAGGCCATCGCGCCGGCCGCGACCGGTAGCAGAACCGACGAGACGCCCCTCGTATTGGCCATGTTGCGAACAGCGGTGGAGATCCGCGAAGCGAAGTTCCGGCCCGGCTTGATGCCAAGCTCGGCCGCCGCTGCGGCGCGGTTCTCAGGGTTGAGATTGGTCTCCAGATAGGAGGCGGCCGTTGCCTTGGTCAGCGGGCCTTTGGCGCCTGCCGCGCGCGCGGCGCTGATCAGACGGTCGGCATGCGGGCGAGGTCCGGTAGGAGATGGTGTGGCGGGAGCGGCGGCAGCCGCAGCGGGTGCGGCAGGAGCCGGGGGTGTCGGTGGCGCGGGCAAACGCGGCCCGCCGCGATCCTGCGGGGTGAGTGCTTTCACGGCGCCCTCGCCGAGCAACCCACCTCCGGCCAGCATCATGCCCGTCCCTGCGGCCGATGTCAGGTCCCGACCAGTTTCACTCGCGATGGTGGGCGCGACCGAGTTGCGCAGGTAATACCCCTCGGGCAGGAACAGCATGGAGCGTGCGGCATAGGGCGCATATCGCCTTCCTGCACTCATGCTGGCCTGACCACGGGCGGCCATGCCAGCCTGACGGGCTTCGATCCCTGCGGCCTGGCGATGCCCGACATAGAGCCCGAGGGCTGGCGGCACGACCGTCTTCGCAGTCTGATAGGTTTGGCCCCCAGCGGAGTTCTCGAAATCCTCGCGCGCACGGCGGCGATCAGCATCTTCCTCGCGGCTTTTCTGCTCGGCGGACAGGCGAGTCTGCTCCTGCTCCTGGACGCCAAGGCGCTTCGCCTCCAACTCATCGGAGCGGCGTTTGTCTTCCAGCCGGAGACGTTCCCGCTCCTGTCTGGCGCGCTCGGCGGCAGCGGCTCTCCGGCGGCGTTCTTGTTCACTGATCGCCATGATGGTAAACTCCCGCGCTTCACTTGATGGGTGGCAAGATGTCTTATCTCAGAGCAAAGATAATGCTGATGGATTGGCTCGTTGACCGATATGGCGAATGGCCAGGACTTGCCATCTATGCAGTTATCACGGTGGTCAGTCTCGCCGCGCTGAGCTGGGTGGTGTCGGGTTGACCATGCTCTCCGATAAGAACGGCCAGCCTTTCTTCTCGCCCGGCGCGCTGTGGCGCTTCCTGTTTGTCGTCTTCGCCGTCGCCGCATCCTATTTCGTGCAGCAGGCGCTTGATTTCAGCGAGAAGCCGAAGGTGATGCCGCCCGAAATCAGTGCGGCCGCAGCAGATTGCATCCTGAGCAATAACCCGAAATCCTGCGCGATATACGAGGGTGCCAAGCCGGATTACCCGATTGATCCTAATCGCGCCGGTCGGTGAGAGCCAATTCTCCGCCCACGTTCTGCCCGACGATACCCGACAGCCGCCGCGTGCCGATGCTGCGGATCTCCCGCAGCGCCGTCACATAAGCCTGCCGCTGCTGCGTCGTGGTGGCTGATCGCGCGAGACGGTTGAGCAGCGGCAGCAGGCGGGCCGGATCGGTCTGCGTCAGCAGGTCGAGCACCTCGCGCGCGCCGCGCCGGCCGATCTGCGTGGACAGGCGGGTGGAAAGGTTCTCCAGCAGCCGTGTCCAGCGGCCCGTCGCCACATCGGCAGCCGCCTGGGCACCTTCCATCATCCGGCCCATATCCGAGCCAAGTTCGGCCGTGCGAGCGCCTTGCGTGACGTCGTTCTTGGTCCTGGTGGTGATCGCCTCACGGCGCAGGTCACGCAGCAATTGCTGGCCTTGCCGATGCGCGGCGGCATTGCTGCGCGGATAGAGCCGCTCGACGATCTCGCGCACGGCGGGCGTATTGAACTTGTTAGCCACCGCGCCGCCGATCTGCGGGTTCGCGGCATCATCCATCAGCTTGCGGGCAAAGCCGAGGCGGAACAGTTCCTGCTGCGCCACGGTCATATCGTCGAAGCCGCGCAGGGCTTCCCGAGTCGGCGCGCCGAGTTTGGTGGTCAGCGCTGCGCCTGCTTCAAGCGCGCCCTCCTCGCCGAATTCGCCCATCGCGGTCGCATAGTCGCGCCGGATGCCGCGAAAGGTCGGGTAATGGTCCTCGATGCGGTCGAGGAACACCTCGCGCAGATTGCGGGCATGGCGCGCATTGTTCGGATTGCTGACAGCGCCCTCCGAAGCGATGCGGAGCTGGCGTTGAATGAGGTCCAGCATCTCAGGTGAGAAGACCTGATTATTGGGATCAACTTCAGGCACTGGTTCCGGGGGCTGACCGGAGCGGCGCGCCTCCTGATTGCGCCGGATCGCCTCAACCCGTGCCTGACGCTGCGCCTGGACATTGGCCCGCCGAAACAGCGGATCGGCCATCAGGTCGTCAAGTTGATCAATGCCCAGATCGGGCTCGGCATAGAACTGGCGATAGGCGGTATCGGCCTCGTCGCGAAGGTTCTGCAGCCCTGCCGCGCGCGTCGCCTCGAAGTCGCCGCCGGCCACCGAGCGCTGCACGATGTTGGAGACGCGCCCGGCCTGCGTGTCCTGCCGCCCCATCAGCCGCTGCGCGGCCTCGCCGCTCTCATCGCCAGCAAGGCTATATGCGGCGCGCCCGAGCCTCGTCACGGGTGCAGAGCCACCCTCTCCCGCCATTTCCTTGGCGATGTCCATCAGGTTCATCGGCGTCGGGTTGGTGTCATGATAGCGCTGCACATAGGCGCGGACCGTTGGCCCTGTGATCCCGTAGTCCTGACCGATCTGGTCAGCAGCTTCGCCGCGCATGCTCCGGCTCACCATATCGGCGAGCCCCTCTTCGGTGATACCACGCGCTTGCAGGTTCGCGCTCAGCAAGGGGCGCCCACGCTCATCGGCGAGCACCCGCGCTCGCATTTGGTTCGGATCAACGCTCGCCCCGACCATGCGGTCAGCGGCCAGATCGATAGCTGCCTGCTCCGGATTGCGGGCATTGCGAACGGCCTGATTGCCATAGCGGACAGCATTGCGGATGCCGACACCCGTGCGGATCGCGGCGGGAATGGCGACCTCGGAGGCGAGCGGGCCGATAACCGCGCCAGCCACACCGCCTTCGCCCGCGCCGATCGCGCGATTGACGACACCGCCTTCCCCCTGGGCAAAACCTGCCGCCGCGCCATAGGCGGCGCCCTCGCGAACGCCCTGCCCGACTCGCGTAAGGATCGGTGCGGCCGCCTGCAATGCACGCCCCGGCGCCGCCGCGAAGCCACCGACGATGTCGGGCAGGATGGTATTCTCCTCGCGCGCGACCTTGCGCTCTGCGCGCATGCGATTCGCCATCGCGGTATATGCCTTGCCGGCCTTCTCCAGGCTGCCGGTCTTGACCAGCTCGCCAGCGAAAGCGCCTGCACCGGTGATCTCGTCGAACACGCCGAACGGGTCCATGACCTGGTCCGACAGCCGCATCAGGCGTTCGGAGCCGAGGAATGATCCGCCGCGACGCGGATTGATGCCGCTGCGGACCTCATATTCCTCCTTGGACATGATGCCGCCGCGCTGGCGCAGTTCGTCCAGCGCTTCTTGCTTCTCAGGCGGGAGAAGACCCCGACTCTCAGCTTCCAGCAGCAGCTCCTCAGGTGTCGACATTAGAGACCCAGCGCTTTCTTCAGCTCATCGTCAGACATCTGTTTGACGGCTGATCCAGGCTGCTGTGTGCCCTTGTTCAGATCGATGCGGTTCGTTCCGCCCGGCGTCGGGACAGACTGAAGCTGATCCGCCGTGACGCCAGTCGCGGCATCCACCGCTTCTTCCGGATAACCCGATGCCTTGAGGCCCGATGTGGTCTTGCGTAGGGCCGATTTCACAGCTTCCTGCTGGCGCGCCAGATTGAGCCGGATCTGTCGGGGGTCCATGTTCGGATTGATGTCCGACTTCTCAAAGGCTTCCTGTTCGGCGGATGTCAGCGCGGAGCCGAACAGCTCGTTGCGGACCTGGTTCTTGTAGCGGTCGTAATCCTGCCACCAGGTGGCGGCGTTCTCGGTCTTCGGCCCGGTGAGGAATGGCAGGTTGCGCGCCGTCCACATCGCGGTTTCGCCGAGGCGTCCATAGCCGGCATTCTGATCCTGGAAGGTGGTGGCATAGCGATCGACGTTTTCAAGCTGGGAGCCCTTCTTGGCCAGCTTCTCGATATCGCCATAACCCAGATTGCGAGGCTTGGGCTGATTGCGCGCCGCGACGCTCGCCGCCGTCTTCTCTTCCAGGATGTCGAGCTTGCGCCGCTCCAGCTCGTTCTTGAGCAGATCTTCAGTCTTTTTGCCCTGCGCCAGGACGAAGTCGCGCGCGGAGAAATCCCGGTATTTGCCGACGTTGAGGCCGAGTCCCTGCGCGGCGGTGATGGCCTTCTCCCACTTCTCCGGCGTGTCGGCCGACAGCGCGAGATTGCCCATGGTTTCATTGAAACGCTGGGCTTTGGCCAAATCCTCGGTCTTCGCCCGCTGCGTGGCCGCGATCATCCGGTCATCCACCTTGCCGGCGTCGTCGAAATTGCCCCCGGCATAGAGCGCATTGCGAGCGCCCTTCAGATTGCCCTGCGACGCGAGTGCGCCGGCATTCACCGACACATCGCGGTTGCGCATCGCATCGCCCAACGCATAGCCCTGGCTCGCGGACTGGAACCATTTCGAGCTATCGGGGATGTAGGGTTCGAGAAGTCCTGCCATGGGGTGCTCCTCAGCCGAAATACCTGTTCGCGTTGTTGACTGTGGTCGTGGACCAGCCACCATTCGCCAGTGTGCCGGGCGTGTATCCGGCATTCATGCCCTGTTGGTACATGTTGTAGTTGGCGAGGTTGCCGAGACCCCCGGCGATCGCATTGCCCGCCCCGGTGATGCCCTGGCCCTGCAGCATGCCGGCATTGGAGAGCAGATTGCCCTGAGCCTGCGCCGATTGCTGGCCATAGCCGGCAAGGGATGACGCCGCCGAGCGGCCGGTATCGACAAGACCGCCAAGCTGAGACAGCCGCGTGTTGTAGGCTGAGAGCATATTGCGCTGGCCGTAATCGTAGAGCGCGGCGCGCACGTTCCCGCCCGATGACCCGGACAGCCGGTAGCGGTCATCGACGGTATCCGCCCCGGCCTTGTTCGCCGCTTCCCAGCCGGGATCGTGCTCGAACTCGTCATAGAACTGCTGCTGCTGTTCGCGGCCATTGAGACCGACGGCGGTGTTGTATTTGCCAAGGGCCGATTCGCCCGCGCTGGTATAGGGCGACAGCATCGCCTTGGTTTCGGCATACTGCTTGGCCTGCACATTGGCCGCCGCCTTCGCGCCCTTGGCGGCTTTGCTGGCGCCATACATCTGCGCCCCGGCGCCGATCACCGACGCGCCGATGATGGCCGCCGTCGTCCCGATAGCCATGGATGGAGATTCCCTACAGAGCCTTGATGAACTGCTCCTCCAGGCGGGCGTAGCCCAGGCGCTGGAAGAACGAGGAAACCCGGCTGTCCGGGGCAATCATGATGATATGACGGGCGCCGATCTCGCGGCCCCAGGCCTCAACGGCTTTCAAGAGACGGACGCCGCTCCCCCGCGCTTCCGGGGCGACATACCAGAACATCTCCGACAGGACCGACTGGCCGGAATACGGATGCGGCGTCGCCATCATGCCGATGGTTCCGATGAGGCGGCCATCCTTCTCCGCGACCAGCAGCAGGGCGCAGGGCGCCTCGATCAGCATGCGCGCGAAGGCCGCCATATGGGCGCGGTCAGGCTCGACGAACTCGGCGTAATGGCTGTCCCGCAAATGCCTCACGCCGAGGTCCACGATGTCCGGGATATCGGCGCGCGTGGCGGGACGGATCATAAGGACGGCGGCGTTGCCGAATGCGTCATGATTGTTGCTGGATTGCGGCGAAATCTGTAATTTTGGTCATGGACGCCGCACTCAGCTCCAGCTATTCACTTTATTCATGGAGATACTTCGCATCTCGATATTGAGGGCAAACGAAATGCTGGTTTTCTATGTGGCTTTCGGAGGTTTCTTTGTCGGACTGTTCTGTGGCGCCGCACTCTATGCTTTCGCCGTTACGGTTGCCGCTTGGGAGGCGAAGCGGCAACGGATGAAAATTGAGGATGCTATCCACACTCATCCTAGAGCGGCGAACCCGAAGCTTTACGGTCACAAGATTACGACGTCACAGCCTTGATCACCGCGAAGTTGAGCACGATCTGTTCGTCGAGATTCCCTGCCGACAGGTTGGTGACGGTGATGCTGAACGATCCCGCGCCGATGTTATGCGCGAATACTCCGTAGGCGCCCGACGTGCCCACGGAGTCATGATTGACAACGACGCAATCTGTGGTCCCTACCGCGCTGTTCGTCACGGCGAAGGTTGCCTCAGCTCCGGCGTTGATCGTGCCCGCAGCCATCGTGATCTGGCCGCAGACCTTATTCAGCGTGACGCCGGTCGTTTTGTTCGTCGCCTGGGTGACCGTGCCGCCGGCGCCTGTTGCGTATCCAACGCCCGCCGTTGCACTTGCGGACTTAATGGAACTCTCGGCCTTAATGGTCCCCGTGCCGTCATAGGTCGCGTTGCCGACAGCTAAACCGTTCGCAACGCCCATAGATTGGGTAGGCGTGCCAGCCACATAGTTGAAGAAAACCGTCTCGATGTCTTCGCTGGTGGATGTCGGATCGATAATCCGTGCGGCGATCTGGGCGCCGCGAAACTTTGCGGCGGCGCTGTTCCTAAAATCGAAGGCGACCACGCCGCCGAAATCCGTAGCGGCGGGAGACGCACTATCCCTGAACAGGACGCTATATGGTCCGGGGTTGGCGTCGGCATTGTTCGACATGAGGTGCTGAGCTTCGGCAACACTCTCGGTTCGCACGACGCTGATGCCGCCCCCCGTGCTCCACACCGGAGTTTCGACGCTGTCGGTATAGCGGTTTCCGACATCCACGATTGCAAGCGGCTGGGTTGGATTGACGATGCCGATATAGGGTCGCGCGGCGTTCGGGACATACGGCGTCCCGCCAGAACGCGGCAAACCGCCAAAGCCGTTGCCGATCAACGATAGGGTGTTCTTGGTGCCGCCCGAGGTTTCGATCTGAACGCAGTTCGTGCCGAACAGCCCGGTCCCCGACCCCACCTCGCCGCGGTTGAAGTTGCAACCCACAACGGCATAGGTCTGCGGCGAGGCGGACGAATTCGTGATGTAGATGTCGCCCTTGCCAGCGTTGCGCTCGAAATAGACGCCGCTGAAAAGCGCGGCCTGGTTGCCTTCGGGGTCAGTCGACTCATCCCAAAAGACGCGCACGCCAAACTTAGTTGAATCCGCTCCCAGCTCGCCATTCGATTCGATGCTGCCGCCGTAGTAATTCAGGGATGCGGCGTTTTCGACATCGAGACCCCAGTTCTGGCTGTTGCCGATCGTGCAGCCGATGAAGGTGAGCACGTTCGGTCGCGTGAGGTTTTCATGTGCGGAGCGAAAGCCGTAAAGGTTGAAGTAGAAGTTTGTGTTCTCAAACAGGCTTTCCTGAACGTCCCCGCAATAGCCGCCATATTCCCACGCGACGGCGGAAACATCCTCAGTGCGGATATGCGCATGATCGATGAGAACAAGGCCACGGCCTGCGCCGTCCGTCTTGTAGAGTGTGAAGCCTTCGAGCGATGCCCCGGAGACAGCAGTGAAGTTGTTGGCGCTCGTGCCAGTAACAGTGAGGCCGTCGAAACTGCCATTGTCGAACACGAGATAGGTGGAGCGGGCGCCATCGCCTACGATTGAGGCTCTCGGGTCGAAGTATGATGCATCGGCGTTCTCGGTGAGAAAAATGCTGTTGGAAATCCGATACTTGCCCGCCGGTATATGCACCCGAGCACCGACGGTGGCGGCATAAGTAAAAGCGGCATTGAATGCGGCCCTGTCGTCCGTGCCATTGCCGGGCGTGCCGTTGTTGTCGCCGACAGCGCCGAAATCCTTCACGCTGAGGATGTCGCGCAACTTGCCGTGCTGTGTGCGCGTCGTGGCTCCAGTCCCCGCCTGCAGGAAATGTGACAGCGGTACGACGTTGCCGGCCGCATCCTTCATCGCGAGCGTGGTGACGCCTGCGCCATCATCGGCAGCATAGGCGCGCGCGACATTTGATGCCGGGCTCGAGGGCGCGGCGATCTCCGTGAGGTCGATGAACCCGTTACCTGACCCCACGCCGAAGCCGAGAATGGCGGCGACCTGGGCAGCGGTCAGGTCAGTCGGATTGCCAGTCCCAGCCGCCGCCGCGCGACCTTTGATGGTCGCCTGCACCATTTCGGCCAGTTTATCATTGGTGGTCGCGTCATCAGCCAACTTGTCGGTGGCGATAGAGCCATCGACGACATTTGCCTTGACTTGGCCAGCCGTGGCCTCATCCCACGAAACCGTCGCGGTATCGGTAAGCGTTCTGGTTGCCATGGGATCTCAGCTCATGCTGCCGTGATGACGGCGGTCCACGTGGTGCCACCATCGGTGTTGATGTAGAGGCGGTCGTTGGTCGTCGAACCATCGAGGCGGCTATAGAGCGAGCCCTTCGCCGCGCTGAGCGTCGGCGCGCCCTCGCCCGCAAAGACCCGAACCGCCGGCAACTCGTTCACGATCTGCCTGAGCGCGGCGAACCATTCGAGCACCATCTTCGCCGTCGCCTTGTCGACGACGGGCAATTCGCGGTCAGGAAGGCGCGCCATTACCGCGTCGGCCTCGCATGCACGGAAGCGCTGTTGATCGCCTTCAGCACGGCCGCTGACGCCCGAATGCGCCAGATGCGCCCCTTCTTCGTGCAGCGCCCCCAGCGATTGAGCCGCACCGTCTGCCGGTATTCGCCCTGGCGCCCGATCTTGGCCCGGCGCTCGCACTGGAACGTCTTGCCGCCATCCTCGGAGAAATCCACCATGATCTCAGGATCGGCGTTCCAGTCGTCCGTGGTGTTCAGCCCGACGCCGGAGACCAGATCGATCTCGATGCCATCCACGATCATCCGTTCCGGGAAGCGGTGCGAATGCGGGCAATGGATCTCCAGCACATGATCGGCGCCGTTCTCGGTCTGCGCAGCCGGGTCGAGGCTATAGAGCTTGCCGTCGTCCTCATCGCCCAGGATGTATTTCCCGGCGAACAAGATGGAGGAATTCACCCGCCAATGGTCGAGGCCGTAGGATTCGCGCTCGTACCATGCCTTCTCGAAGCCGCTTTTCTTGGCGAGCGGCAGGTCCAGGCACCAGGTGAAGTTCGCGCCCTTCAGCGTATAGGTCTCATGGCCCTGCCAAGCGTGGACCGAGCCGACCATCTCGGCTTTCTGCGTCGCGGTCAGCGCCTCGATCGAGCGCTCCACGGCATGGGTCGAGGCCCGCTCCGCCGAGCCGTCGCGGCCGTAACGGACGATGTTGTTCTGATCCACCCAGATCAGCGCCTTCTCGAATTTGGCGACGGTGTGCGCGCCGCTCAGCCCATATTCGATGTCCTGCTGCACGGGTGAGAACGGGAAAGGCTGCCCGGCGAGCGAGGGATCGGCCTGCCAGATCTCCAGCGATTTCGGGCCATATGCATAGAGGAAGCCGGCATTAACGAACACGCGGACGAGACCGTCTGCATTGCTATCCGCGACATCGAAGGCAAGCGCGCTGATCGAGGTGCCGTCATCGGTGGCGGAGGCGAAGATGCGCCCGTCCGGGATGCCGTAGAGGAACTTGCCTTTCAGATAGTCGATGCTGTTGGGGGCCGGCAGATCGGTATCGGCATTGAGGGTGAGAACTCCGGCCTCCAGCACGTAGTACTGCCCGGCAGAGGTGACGATGCCGATCTGCGGCGGGGAGGCCCGGTTGCGCGCCATGATCACCCGGCCGGAGCCGACGATGTTGGTCAGCAGCGTGTCCGCGCCGACGGCATCATAGGACACGATCTGATTGCCCAGCACCGCGATCAGCTCGTTCGCCGACAGCTCGATCATGCCGCGCTCGGCCCCGGCATATGAGGCGCTATCCCAGCGCGTCAGTCCGGGCGCGCCGTAGAGCGCGAACTGCGATTTGCCATCGTCGCCGGACACTTCCGGATAGCCGTTGATCAGCCGGGCATTGGCGACCTGGCCGTCACGGCCGATGGTCGATGAGGCCGGCAGCACCAGCGGCAGCGGGGGCATCAGCGGCGGTCCGTCTGATACAGGGTGTCGTCCTCGCGCTCCCAGTCCATGGCGGACTGCAAGAGCGCCTGCGAGCGCAGCATGATGCGCTGGGCAACCTCGCCCTCGATGCCGTATTCGTCGAGCAGCCGCTCGGCGAAGGCATATTCCAGCACATCGAAGTGCTCCTGCGGGATGTCGATGTCGTTGGAGAGGTCGTCGATATCGTCGAGGCGCTTCTGGTAGGTGACGCGCAGGGTTTCCGTGGTGATGGTCGCCTTCACCGGCCAGACATAGAGCGTGGGTGCCCCGCGCTGGGGATCGAAATAATACTGGGTCGGGATGCCGGAAGACGTCTTCAGCGGCAGATCGAAATAATCCTCCCGCGTGAACAGCCGCATGGGCAGATCGCGCGCGGCGGTGTCGCGATAGCGCATGGACAGGATGCGCAGAGGATTGAGCGTGGCCGTGAGATCGTAGGAGGCCGTGGCGTTCGTCAGCGTGACGCTGCCCTCGGTCTTCTTCCACAGATGCGGGCCCGAACGCTGCCAGCCCTTGAGCATCATGTTCAACTCGACGCGGCAGTCTTCGGCTTCGTCGGCATCCAGTGCCTGGGTCAGACCCAGCACATTCAGCTTGCGCAGCGTCTTGGTGATCAGCTCGCGGGCGTTGAGGGAGAAATCGGCCGAACCGGACAGCGCCATCTCAGAACTCCGACAACACGGGAGAGCCGTCCGGGGAAACTACGCTGTCGCCGCCCTCGGCGAGCACCAGGACGCCGTCGTAGCTGACCTCGTTGGGCAGCAGGAACACCGGATCGCCCGCCGGATTGGCATAGGGCACGGTCTGGTCATCCGTCTTGCCGCGCACGAATTCCTGGGGGTGCCTGGGCTCCCAGCAGGAGGAACAGACACGCAGGCCCGTCCACTCCAACTTGATCTCCGAGGCATATTTCGTGAAGCCGCAGCGCTGGCACTCGTAGAGCCAGTCGCCAGAGCGGAAGGTATTGCGGATGGGCATCAGGTCTTGCGCATCTGCAGGCAGAACGTGCCGACCTCACCCGAGCCGAGGCCGCTTGTCGTCAGCAGGATATCGCCGATCGACCCGGCCCCGGCTTTGTTGGAAGACAAACCGCCGAACTCGCGCCAGTCGTGGTCATACCAAGTGAGGTTCGGCAGGCGGGCCAGAACCAGATCAGTCGTGGCATCGAAGCTCAAGGTGATCTGAAAATCACCTTGAGCCCCCTCTATCCTCTCGACGACGAGTTCCAGCCCATCGGTGGGCACGAAAAGCGACCTGTCGACGAGCAGCGTGTTGGTTTCGTCGCCTGAACCATCGCCGAGGATGGACACGAGCATGATGAGATTGCGCGGCCCATCGTTAAGCGTGGTTTTGGTGATGGTGTTGGCCATAGCGGCTTACCCTTAGTCGGCGCCGACGGCGGGCAGCAGGTAAGCGGAGGTGAACGTGCCGCTGTCGCAATAGGTGTTGTCGAACATGCCGTACTGCACGGCTGTCACGGTGACGAGAATTGCAGCAGCAGTGTCCAGCGCCCGCACCCGATTGCGGGCGACGATCCCCGACCCCGTGGTGGCGGAAGTCGTGATCAGCAAGCCGCCCGTCGCCGTATCGGTGTTGACCGAATACACGGTGTTGTCGGTGCAGAGCAGATGCGAAACGACCAGCGCCCCATGGGCGAGAAGCGCCGCCACGTTATTCGAGATCGTGGAATGCGTGATGGTGTTGCCCACGATGGTGAGGCGGTCGATCGTGCCGGCAATGACGATCGTGGGGCCAGGCGTAGTGGTCGCGTCGGACTGAACCTCATTGTTGGTGAAGGTCAAGCCGTCGGCATTGACGGAAACCGTCGTCGTGACGATCGACAGGAAGCCGAGAATGGCGCTGGTGTCGCGGAACGCGCAGCGGTCAACGGTGAAGTCCGGCGCCGTGGTCAGAAGGAAGCACGTCGCAATGGAGAGGAAATTGCCGACGAAGATGCAGTTCTGAACGGAGATGTTCGCTGCGGAAACCGGGATCTTGGCCGTGTTCGCGGTCGTGAAGGTGAATGTCGGGCGATTGGTCCCGATGCCAAGGCCGATGATGGCCACGCCGGCGACATTGAACAGCAGCGCGGTCGCGGAGGTGATTGTCTCGGCATGGCCCGGCTTGATCAGCACCACGTCGCCGCGGTTTGCCACGCACTGGGCGAGCGCGCCCGCGAGGGTCGAGAAAGGGGCGTTGAACGTGCCCTTATTGGCGTCGGAGCCGCCCTTCTGGCCCGGCAGCAGGCCGGTCGTAACGTTCGAGACCCAGAACACCTTGCCGGGGTGCGTCTGGATGATGGGAACGCCGCGGATGCTGACGCCGTCGGGGAAACCGTTCGGATAGTTTGAAATGGGCATGGAAAATCTCCCGTATCACCGCTGAGCGGTCCGGTTGAGGAAGGTGATGGTTGAGATGGAGGCGGGGCGGCCCGAAGACCGCCCCGAAGTCTTACGCGCCCGCCGAAGCGTAGCCGCCGCGGAAGTCGGTGTGGCCGACACTGAACCGCATGTAGCTGGCAGCCTTGGCGTTCTTCGTGTTGAACTCGTTGTCCTGATCGAAGGACGTGTCCTCACGGTTGATGAACGTCCAGCCCGCGGGGCAGTTGGTGCGCACGAACCAGGCATCCGGATCCGTAAAGTACGGATTGACGATCGGCGCCTTGCCGAGCAGGCCGGCGGTGCGCACCGCGTTCACCGCATTGTTGGCGGTGTCGTTCTGGAACTCCGACTTCAGCACCCGGATGGCCTCGAACATGAGGTTGTTCGGGATAGCCAAGTCGGTGGGGCGCAGCGCGATATTGAGGCCGCGGGAGTTCTTCGCATCCATGATCTGGATGAGAAGGTCTTCGAGCGAGGCCTCGCTGAAATCCGCGGACGGGTTCAGCTCATTGGACTGCGTGCCGTCCATGGTCGGATGGTCGGTGGCGAAGGCTTCCTTGCCGTCACCGAAGGTATACGAGCTGTTGAAGCCGCGATTGAAGAAGTTCGCGGCGACGATCTGGCGCGTGGTCTCCATGGAGAAGGCGAGGGCCGTGGACCGGCGGCGCGAGACAACCTCGTACAGACCGTCTTTCAGCTCTTCATAGGTGCAGATATAGCCGAGCGCATAGGCGACGTGCGTATAGCGCGTGACGCCGCCCTGGCTTTCCGAGTCGAAGGAGATGCCGTCGCCTTCCGGCTTCACGGGCGCGAGCCCGAAGCCGGTCAGCTCCACATCCTCTTCATAGGATTTCTGCGACCCCTTCATCTCGAACATCTCGGTATGAAACTTGGGGTGGCGTCCATATTCACGGCCCCACCAGCGCTGGATGCCTTCCCAGAGCGCCTTCGGGTGATTGCCGGTCGTGATAACTCCAGGCATTGGAAATCTCCCTTAGATGCCGAGGCCGGACGAGATGCCGCGCTCGGTGTGCAGATTGATCAGCACCTCGACCTTGGCTCGCGTGAGGGTGGTGTCGTTGTCGACGCGGTTGACCGCGCGCTGAATGATCAGCTGGAAGGTGGCGTCCGCCGCCTGAGTGGCTGAGTTCAGCTCCACGCCGGAAAGGCCCGTGACGGTCGATCCGGACTGGGTGAAGATGAGATTGGCGTTCAGCCCCATGTCGGCCGCCGGAATCGCGCCGTCCGCCTGGACTTCCCAGACGACGTAGGGATCGACGTTGACGAAGCAGATGCGGTCGGTGGAGGCTGGCCCATGGATGGTGCCGAGAGCGTCCGGATTGGCTGCAAAGGCGACGATGACGCCGGTGATGCGGTTGGTGGCACCGGCCGTCGCCTTGTTGATCTGCGGCAGCGTGCCGACGGCGAATTCACCGACGCCCGGACGCTTGATCGCCGCGGTATTCGAACCGGCCGCGATCTTGATGACGGGATCGCCAATAAACAGCGCCGTGGCATAGCCAGAAGGCGCCAGCATCGGCACAACCGCCCCGTTGAGCGGCAAGCCGAGCAGATGCCGAACGGGCTTC